TTGACTATTATACAGTGGGCTACCGTAGTATTACCTCTAGGCGGCGACAAGCTTGTGCACCATATAAAGAAATTTTCCGCATGGGAGAAAACGCGCCGCCCTGACCAAACGCCGCCGGACGGAGACTGGTTGATTTGGCTTTTGCTGGGTGGCCGAGGTGCCGGCAAGACGCGTGCTGGTGCGGAGTGGGTTTTGGAACAAGTCAATGCTGGTGCGCGCAGGGTAGCCCTTGTGGCACCAAGCTATAATGATGCCCGCGAGGTCATGATTTCTGGTGAAAGCGGTTTGTTGAATATTGGCGATGAAGCCAATAGACCACAATATTTTCCGTCTCGTCGGTTGTTGCAATGGCCTAATGGTGCGGTTGGTCATGTGTTTTCCGCAGAAGACCCGGACGGATTACGCGGGCCGCAATTTGACCGTGCCTGGGCCGACGAGTTTTGTGCCTGGGCTTACCCCGAAGAGACATTATCAAATTTGCGCTTGGGGTTGCGTCTTGGCGACGCGCCGAAATTGGTGATCACCACTACGCCTAAGCCAAGCGCCTCGTTGAAAAAAATAATAGCAGATCCGGGCATGGTCATATCGCGGGCGACAACTAAAGATAATGAGAGGAATTTATCCGAAGCCTTTATGCAATCCGTATATGAGATTTACGGCGGTACGCGGCTTGGGCGTCAGGAGCTGGGCGGTGAAATCATTGAGGATGTAGAAGGGGCATTATGGACTCGCAAATTGATTGACAGTGTCGTGGTCAACGCAGCCCCGCCAGATTTGCAAAAAATAGTGGTGGCTATTGACCCGCCCGCTAGTTCTGGAGCGCATGCGGATGCTTGCGGTCTGGTTGTTGCAGGGCGTACTGGATTTGGTGCGCAAGCACGCGTCTTCATTTTACATGATGCTACTGTGCAAGGGTTGCGGCCAGATAAATGGGCGGCCTTAGCCGTAGAATTATGGCGGGAATGGGATGCAGATTATTTACTGGCCGAGATTAACCAAGGCGGTGAAATGGTGCAGTCTATCTTACAGGCCATTGGTAGTGAGGTACCAGTCAGTACCGTATATGCGTCTAAATCCAAGGTGGCTCGCGCCGAACCCGTTGCGGCCCTCTATGAACAAGGCAAGGTTAAACATGTGGGCCGCTTCCCAGAACTGGAAGATGAGCTCTGTTCTATGGGTGCCCATAAAGGGCCCGGTAAATCTCCTGACCGCGCAGATGCATTGGTATGGGCGGTGACAGATTTGTTGCTTAAACCGAGGAAATATCCACAGGTGCGGATGATATAAAGCTTGCAGTTTTAGGCACTTCCGTTCACTATATGTTCCATGGAAGTTTTGGTGATTATTGTTGTCAGTATTTTGTTGGTGTTCGGGTTTTCCCTGCGCCGTTCAAAATGGCAGGACCCGCAAAACACATATGCAGATGCGGACACTGTGCGGGCTTATACGGCCAGAGAAAGCTTATTTGTAAACCGACCGGAACTTGCTCTGTTTACTGCGCTCAATCGACACAAACCAGGCGGTTCGCATGTCATGGCTAAAGTCAGATTGGAAGATATTCTACGGGTTGACCATGCCGTTAAAGATGGCCGTTTACGCTGGCAATATCGGGGCCGGATAAAATCAAGACATGTAGATTTTGTCCTTTGTGATGCCGCTGGGCGGTTTTTATGCGCCTTGGAATTGGACGGAAATTCTCACGAAAACGCAGAGGCAAAAATGGTAGATGGTTTCAAAGATGCTATATTTAAGCATGCGGGGCTAAAGTTATTACGGGTAAATACTGGCGATAATTTTGACTTTGTATCCCGCAATATTTGGCAAGGGGTCCAGTAAAATTAACATCTTATTTACCTTGATATTTAAGGGGAGTTTAACCATAAAGTATCATGTAAGAGGGGAATATATAGTTTTTGGAGAGAAAAATGACCTTCGGTCAAAGAAAGAGCCACAAATTTGCAATACTACGTAAGCACAAAGATGCGACTATGGAACTCTCCAAACTTAACCGCGAGATCGCGTTGCGTATGATTGCGCTGGCGCACGAAACTGGCGAAGTAAAACCACTTATTGATGCCGTAAACGCTTTGCGGGCCTCGGAAGAATATTATTTTCAAGATACAGTTCAGCTTGATACTGCCCGTGTGCAGAAAAAGCTGGGTGATGTGCTCCTCAATATTGGTAAAAACGAAGACGATATATCGGCCATCGAAGCGGCCATAACGGCTTACCGTGGGGCTATTACCATTGCCTCCATGCTCGGCGCAGAAAACCTGCGCTTGGATGCTCGAAAAAGTCATTCTCTCGCTATGAATTATGCAGGTAGGGGTGCCCGCGCCCAAACTGTATCCTTGATGGGCGCCGCTTAAATACCCATAAAATCAAATACTTGTGAAAAAACATAAGAGATAAATCCACGGCTCTCCAAGCTGGGGTAGATTTCATCCATGGTCAGAAACTGGGCGTAACACAAACCGCAGTTCCTGACACCAAAACAAAGATGAAATCAAAACCCTGGATATCTTATGAAAAACTGGCTGCAGGCGGCGTTTGTCCGCCCACCACAAATTAAATCTGATACTAATACCGCAATGCCTCTTATTGCCCTGCAATTGGCAAATTCCAACCATTCAGCCAAGTGGACTCCGCATAATTATGCGGCTTTGGCGCGTGAGGGTTACCAGAAAAATGCCATTGCTTATCGGTGTATTCGTTTGATAGCAGAGGCTGCGGCTTCGGTGCCATTATGTGTACGCCGCGACAAAGAATGTCTTGGTGCTGATCCAGTAGCGCATTTGCTCCGCAAACCAAACCCTAAAACGTCTCGTGTAGAATTCTTTGAAGCTTTTTACGGTTATTTGCATCTAAGCGGAGACAGTTTCTTGGAGGCGGTTATTGTCGATGACCACCCTGTCGCACTGTTTAATTTACGGCCGGATAGAATGAGAGCCGTGACAGATAATAGAGGTTGGCCTAGCGGATGGGATTATGAAGTCGGCGGCAAGAAACGGCGCTTTAGCCCTGACCCAAACAGTGGCTGCTCCCTCATTCATCACGCGCGCCTATTTCACCCCACAGATGATATTTACGGCTTCTCCCCGCTCGCTGCTGCTGCCAAGGCAGTAGATGTTCACAATGCAGGCGGGGTGTGGACCAAGGCCTTGCTTGATAATTCGGCGCGTCCAAGTGGTGCGTTGATTTATAAAGGCAACAGTGGTTCCGAGCACTTAAGCGAGGAACAGTTTGAGCGGCTTAAGTCGGAACTTGATAGCAAGCACTCAGGGGCAGGGGCGGCCGGGCGACCACTTCTCTTGGAAGGGGGGCTTGACTGGAAAGCCATGAGCATGAGCCCGACCGATATGGATTTCCTCAATGCACGGCGCGAAGCAGCGCGGGAAATTGCTCTGGCATTTGGTGTGCCGCCCATGTTGCTCGGCATCCCTGGCGATAATACATACGCCAATTATAAAGAAGCTAATCTAGCGTTTTGGCGCCAGACAATATTGCCCCTGGTTCGAAAAACTGCGGATGGTCTCGGCACGTGGCTAGCGGATTGGTACGGCGATGATTTGCGTATCCAAGCTGACGAAGACAATATTCCGGCTCTGGCATTAGAGCGAGCAGCACGCTGGAAAGCGTTGAACGGCATTACTTTCATGAGTGACACTGAAAAACGTGAGCGTGCAGGCTTGCCATCAGAGGTGACACAATGAACGGGCTGAGATTTGACCGAACGGTTGGCATCGGCATTATAGTGACCTTGGCAATTCAAAGCGCAGGCGCATTGATGTGGGGCGGTGCAGCAGAAGCCCGGTTACAAAATCTAGAGAAAACAACAATGACCAGCCCGCCAATGGCCGAACGCATTGCTCGTATGGAAGAACAAGTGACCATGGCAAGACAGTCTCTGGAGCGCATTGAACACCGCCTCGATACGGAAAATAACTGATTTCTTCCCCCGTTCTTACGGGGGAAGTGCTGGAGCGAAGCGGAGGCGATGGGGGTGTGCACATCTTGTGCGCTACTGCGCTAAAGGTCAGCTCTCAACACCGTATCGACGCAAAAGCGTCGGCCCCCATCCCCCCTCTGAAGTAGAGGGGTACTTCCCCCATAAATGGAGGAAGGAAAGAAATAAATTTTTTGAGAAATAATGAACATGAATATGAAACACTTAACGCATACGGACCGTGTGCGTATTTCCGGCTATGCCAGCCTGTTTGGTAAGAAAGATCTGGGCGGTGATATTGTCCGAAGAGGTGCGTTTTCCGCCAGCTTATTGTCCCTGAAGAACGGACAACTCCCTATGCTTTTTGCCCACGAAACCAAAGAGCCTATCGGCGTGTGGCACCGGATGTTTGAGGATGCTACGGGCCTGTTTATTTCCGGGGATATTTATCTGGGCGAACCGCGTGCTGACCGCACTGCGCGCTTGGTTCGCAGTGGCGCTCTCAGTGGTTTGTCTATCGGATACCGAACCGCGAGAAGCCGGACATTAAGCGCTGGCCGTGAACTTATTGAACTAGATCTTTGGGAGGTTTCTATCGTCGCCTTCCCAATGTTGCGCACTGCGCGAATTACCCAAATCGACGATCTGTTCCCTAATGATCGCAATGATCTGGAACATTTAACCTCACGCAGGAGTATAATGTGAGAAATTCTAAAACCACCCCTCTTAAGGAAACCAAAATGGTAAAATCCGCCGAGCTACGTACTGCCCAAGCTGATTTTTCTAACACATTTGCTGCTTTCAAAGACGCAAATGATCAACGGCTGGCAGAGATAGAAGCCAAACAATCTGCTGATATTTTATTGACCGAGAAAGTCGAGCGACTGAATGCGGCACTTGATCAACAAACAAGCCGCATTGAACGCCTGTCCATTAAAAATGCTCAGCCACAACTCGGGACTGTTCTTGAAAACGGCGAGGCTAAATCAGCCTGGTCATCATATATCCGTACCGGTGACGGTAGTGCTTTGGCTTCACTAGAAAGCAAAGGTCTAAGCGCAGGTGTTGACGCAGAAGGCGGTTATGTGGCTCCGGCAGAAACCGAAAGCCGCATTGACCGTGCGCTGACCGAAACGTCACCATTTCGCGCAATCGCAAGCATTCGCCGCATTGGCGCAGGTGCCTATAAAAAGCCCGTAAGTTTAGGCGGGGCTTCGTCAGGCTGGGCTGGTGAAACTGATGTCCGCCCCGAAACGACTGCGCCGCAAATGGATCTGCTGGATTTTCCAGCTGGTGAGCTTTACGCCATGCCGGCGGCTACGCAAATTCTGCTCGACGACGGTGTTGCCGATGTGGATCAATGGTTGGCGGATGAGGTACGCGATGTATTTGCCGCACAAGAAACGGCCGCTTTCACAAGTGGTAATGGCACCAACAAGCCGAGCGGTATCCTCAACTATACCAATGTCGCAGATGCGTCCCACACTTGGGGCAATGTTGGCTATGTGGCAACGGGGTCAGCCGGCGCATTTGACGGCACTGCGCCGATTGATGCTTTGATTGATTTGATCTATGCACCCAAACCACGCTACCGGGCGGGTGCCAGTTTCATGATGAACCGCCGCACGGTTGGTGCTTTGCGAAAGTTCAAAGATGCAGATGGTAATTATATTTGGCAACCAGCCACGTCTGCCGGGCAACCGTCATCCTTGTTGGGCTACCCGTTGGTTGAAGTTGAAGATATGCCGGATATTGCCGCCTCTAGTTATTCGGTAGCTTTCGGTGATTTTCGCCGGGGCTATCTGATTGTAGACCGTCAAGGTGTGCGGGTATTACGCGATCCTTATTCTGCCAAACCCTATGTCTTGTTTTACACGACCAAGCGTGTTGGCGGCGGCATCCAGGACTTCAATGCCATTAAACTTCTGAAATTCGCCGCAAGTTAGTCCCCCTCTTGCGCGAACGGCTGTCCTTGCTTTTTTTTCAAATTTCGAAAGCAAGGACAGCCACCCTATTCATTCAAAAATTGAGAACCCTATGTCCCTAATAGATTTGTCCGCCCCTGTGGTGGAGCCGATTGACCTTGCCTATGCCAAAACCTTTTTGCGTGTTGATGGTATAGACGAAGATGTGCTCATCGAAACTCTCATAAAAACTGCCCGTCATAAGGTGGAAAATATGATCGGTCGGACTTTGATGGGTCGCAGTTTTGTTTACCGGCGTCCCGTCCCGTCCGGCTCATGTTTTTCTCTACCGCGCCCGCCTTTGCTCAGTGTTGCGCGTTTAACACTAATTGCGGAAAACGACCAAGCCGTAGATATTCCTGCCAATGATTATTCTGTGACCAGACGCCGGGATCCGGCTCAGGTAAATTTGAAATCTGGCATCAAATGGACAGATTATCTTGCCGAATTTGTAACACTGGAAGTCGAATTTACCGCCGGTTACGGGGATACACCCGATGAGGTACCGCTTCCCATTCGCCAGGCAATTTTGCTACTGCTTGCCCATTCCTATGAGTACCGCGAAATGTCCAATAGTCCTGCGGTGCCGACAATGGTGGATGCGTTGCTTTCCCCTTATCGTCTGGTGCGGTTATGATCGGTAATTTACGCACCCGGCTCGGCATTTATGTGCCGCAAACAACACCGGACGAATTTGGCGGTGTGCAAACGGTCTGGGTTTTATTTGCTCAGGCCTGGGCACATATCAAACCAAGTACGGCGACAGAACGCAGCGAAAATGGCCGTACCGCAATCACCAAAACATATCTGGTCACCATTCGCTGGCAACGGAATTTCCCTGAAAGAGCACGGTTATTGTGGGAGGAACACACCTTACGTGTCCTAACCGTATCTGACCCGGATTTACGCCGTGAACGCTTGCATTTAATCTGTGAGGAAGAAGAACAATGAGCGATGATAATCAAGCCCAGGCGCTGGCCAAAGCGATCCATTTGACGCTCAGTACCAATGTGGCCGTGCAAAGTGTATTGGGACAAGAAGCACGGTTATATGACCATGCGCCCGAAGATCCGGTTTACCCTTATTTGACATATGGCCCTATGCGAAGCGCGGATATTGGCGGCGATGACAGTCCCATGACGGCTCATAATATAACATTGCATTTATGGTCACGCTACGGAGGTCGCGCAGAAATTATGACCATGTTACAAGCCGTATCCGGCGCATTACAAAGCGGTGGCTGGCAGCTAGCAGTTGGGCATTTGGTGAGTGCAAACGTGGTTTTCACTGACCAATTTCGGGCACCAGATGGCCATACTATACACGGTATTATCCGGCTGAACGCTACCACTCAACCATAAAACCACTCAACCATAAAACCACTCAACCATAAAACCACACAACAATAGGAGGCCAAAATGGCTGCACAACGCGGGCGGGATATGCTCGTTAAAATCAAAAATGACCAGGACGCATTCGTCACGGTGGCAGGTCTACGCACCAAGTCCCTCAAATTTAATGCCAAATCTATCGACATTACCCACAGTGAAAGTGATGAAGCATGGCGCGAATTATTACCTGGCGCCGGGGTCAAATCTGTCGAAATTGGCGGCGAAGGCATTTTTAGAGACGGCGCATCAGATGCACTGGTGCGGACAAGCTTCTTTGAACAAAGCGCTAAAACTTACGAAATCATCATTCCAGATTTTGGAACCATTACGGGCGATTTTTTAATTTCGACCTTGATGTATGCCGGCAGCTATAAAGGCGAGGCCAGTTATGAATTGCAATTGGTCAGTGCAGGTAAGCCTGTATTTGCGACACTGTAATGCCCAAGTACAGAGAAAACGGGTTTCAAAAGGGCGATGTAGCCGTAAAAATTGAGGGCCGTCATTACCGCTTGCGCCTGACGCTCGGCAGTTTGGCAGAAATCGAGGCGCGACTTGGCGTTAAAGGGCCGTTAGCATTAGCCGAAAAAATTAGAAGTTTTGGTGCGAAAAACCGCTCAAGTGTTGAAGCGTTGACTTTGCTGGAATGTTTGCTGTGCGCCCCTGACCATAGGGGCGACATCAGCGTCCCGTCTATGGTGGAAAACGCCAAACCCATGGACTATATGCCAGCTATTGCCGCTTTGTTTGAAGAGACATTTGCATGAACGAGGACAGGGCTGAATGGCCGTTTGATTTATGGCTTAAAGCTGCCGTGCGCGGGTTTGGTCTGTCACCAACCGAGTTTTGGGCTATGTCAGTCCGTGATTGGCTGGCCTTGCTGGCAAGCGGTTCAGAACAAGGGTTAGCCCGTACAGAGCTTTCTAGATTGATGGATATTTATCCAGACTACCTTGGCGAAAACAAAAGAGAAAATCATGATTGATACCGAGAAAGCCGAGCAGGCTTTAAACGATTTTGCTGAAGGGCCGGCAAAAGACGCCGCCGATCTGGCTGCGCAAAGTTTTGAACAGGCAAGCGAGCGCATTGCGCAAGCACTGGAAAGAGCGGCCCGTAGCGGTGAGTTTTCTTTTCGCGATATGGCAGCCGCTATCACCCGGGATATAGCCACATTGGCCATTCAAGAGCTAATCCTGGACCCATTACAAGCGGTACTTTCGGGGAGCGCAAAATCCGGTGGTTCAGCTCAATCCCAAAATCCACTGAACATCGTGATGAACATTTCAGGGGTGAGCGACGCAGGGAGCTTTCAGAAATCGCAAGGGCAAATCTCGGCCTCGTTAGCCCGCGCTGTTGCCCAAGGTCAGAAGTTTATTTAATGCACATTTACAGCGATTTTACAATGATTTTATAATGATAGACCAATTAACTTTAAACCTAGTTAAATGACATTCTATTAAACTAGTTTAATAGAATGTCACGCCAAAATTTAGAAGCCTCACAGCTCGAGATTGACGAAATACCAAACAATTTAAGGACAAAACCATGTCGTCATTTCACGATGTCAACTTTCCGCTACCGCTTGCCTTTGGTGCAAGTGGTGGGCCGGTTCGCCGTACTGAAATCATAACACTTGCGAGCGGATACGAACAGCGCAACGCTAGCCAAGTCAATTCTCGCCGCAGGTATGACGCCGGGGTCGGCGTAAAAAGTCTGGACGATATGCAGACATTGATAGCCTTTTTCGAGGCCAGACGCGGTCAACTTTACGGCTTTAGATTTCGCGATCCCATGGACCATAAAGCGGACGGGGTAATCGGTACTGGCGACGGAATTACCGCCGAATTTCAATTATGCAAGACTTACTCCGATGAGGCAGGATCGTGGAAACGCACTATCACAAAACCCAAAGCTGGTACCCTTATCATTAAGTTGGGAACTACGCTCACCACTGCATTTAGCGTTGATAATATAACAGGGAAAATTGTGTTCAATACGCCGCCTGCAAACGGTGTGATTATTACCGCCGCCTATGAATTTGATGTGCCGGTGCGCTTTGATACTGACCAGTTGACGACATCACTAGAGAGTTTCGGGGCAGGCGGAGCCGTGCATATTCCTTTGATGGAGATATTGAGCGATGCGTGATTTTTCTCCTGAATTTATAGCCCATATAGAAGGCGAGACCACCTCATTGTGCTGGACTTGGAAGCTTACCCGTCGTGATGATGTGGTGCTCGGGTTTACGGATCACGACCAAGATTTATCCATCGAAAATATAACTTACCAAGCTGCAACAGGATTTAGTCCGTCCGACATCGATACCCGACTTGGATTTGCACTGGATAATTCTTCTGTGCAGGGCCTGCTGAGTGCGAACGTAATTACAGATGCTGATATCCGCGCTGGAAAATACGACAATGCAACAGTTGAAATTAGTCGGGTAAACTGGAGGCAGCCTAATGAGCTTGGATTGATTTGGGTCGGCAAGCTCGGCGATATTAAAATTAAAGATGGACATTTCGAAGCCGAATTGATTGGCCGTGCCGCCGTTTTGGAGCGGGCTACAGGCCGGGTATTCGCACGCGGGTGTGATGCCAGTTTTGGTGATATAAGGTGTGGTTTGAATCCAGACAATTTTCCAGTCGGGACGACCTGTCCGCGCACCTCTGAAGCCTGCCGGTCACAATTTAATAACACAGAAAATTTCCGCGGTTTTCCCTATATGATCGGCGAAGATGCGGCTTATGCGGCTCCGAGGGACGGTGACAAGAAGGACGGCACTTCTCGTTACTGATGGGTCGCTATTAACCATGCAAAAAACCATCTCGCGTCAAACCGTAATTGACGAAGCATTAAGTTGGGTCGGCACACCCTATCAACATCAATGCTCGACGAAATTCGCCGGCTGTGATTGTCTTGGATTGGTGCGGGGTATTTGGCGAGAATTGTATGGAACTGAGCCAGTGCAATTACCTCCCTATACTCCGGACTGGGCAGAAGTTGGCGGGGCCGAGACGCTCCGTGATGCTTCAAACCGTTATCTTGACCCGATTGCGGTAAGTGCGGCGTGCCCGGGGGATGTTTTGTTGTTTCGCATGCAAGCGGCGGTGCCTGCCAAACACATGGCCGTGTTGATTGAACCTGACCTGATCGTTCATGCCTATTGGGGGCGGGCAGTGACACGATCGTTTTTGGCTCCTTATTGGGTGCGCCGCCGCGCCTATGCTTATTCATTTCCAAATATAGAGACCTGA